ACTTTACGAAGTGCAGGAAGAAACTCATTCTTGCACTGCTCAATAAGAAGTGCATCCGCTTCTGCCTGTGTTAGTGTATCACCCATCTTAAAGTGCGATCCATCCTTCTTACGTGTAGATCCCCAACCAATAGTGATTGGAAGCCCACCAGTCAGAGGATCAGGATATGCCTTAAGGTGGCATCCTTCAAACTCTTTGATGAGTTTGATACCCATCTGTGGCACATCATCACCACCTGTTACAGGAGCTGCAGCAGCGGGTGCTGGTGCAGCACTAGTCTTTTTTCCTCTAAAAATCTCCGCCCACTCAACGTTATCCTCTAGATACTTGACTGGAAGATTATCTTCCAACCACTGTACGGATTTGACGTGATTGGGATTCTTCTCGTCGTAGAACTTGAAGAAGTTATGCAGATCGATTGTTGCCATTGTTGTGCCTCCTATCAGTCGAAAATTCTACCCCAACCATCGTTGCCACCTGGGCACCAACGATGCTTAAGAACTGCTTTGGTGTAAACGGTCTTCTTACCGTTTGTCACAGGGCCTGTATAATTGTCATTCAGAGAACCATATGGGTCGTTCACAAAATAGCCCTTACCATCTGGAGTCTTACCAATTACAACACACATATGCCCACCAGTAGGTGCAGATAGAGAACCGCGATGTAGGATACCAATAACGACAGGTTTCCCAGCATCGAGACTTTTATCAACATCAGCAAAAGAAAGATTGTAACTAAAGTGTGACTTAACTCCATAACCCGCAAGAACCTTGGTCTGTACGGCATGGTCAGTCGTATCGCCAATCGCAAATACTTTCTTAACATACTCATCATCACCTTTAATTGAACCAGGCTTAAGGAAAGCAAGGCACATCGCACACGATGAACTGTTGCAAGTTCTGTGTGCATCTCTGTAGTTGTCTACTTGATTGAAGTAGGGAACTGCAAGAACTTCTGGTGTGGGTGGTTTGGTTCTAAACATACCAATCCACTCAGTCTCAGCATCATCTAAAAACTGAGCGGGTAAATTGTCTTCTAACCACTGAACAGCGGCGACGTGATTAGAGTTAGCGTCATCATAAAATTTGAAAAAGTTATGAAGATCTAAAGTCATATTAAATCTCTGATCGTGGCTTTTTTATTTATTATTTTCTATCTGATAATGTCGATTTCCATATCCTTAGTCCAGACTTCAAGTTCTGTGCGAAGGTTACCATCGGACTTCAACTTCTCATATCTTTTAGCAGACATCTTCTTCCACTTCTCAATTACAGATTCCATATAGAACTTATCAAAGTTCTGAGGATTCTCCACGAGTTGCGTATCCTCACCACGAAGCATCTCACGCACATTGGCGAATCCGTAGTCTGAAAAGTATGTGCGTTTCTTCTCAGTCAGTGCAGTTGCATTTGCAATCGCAGTCTGGAACTCCACAACCTTTTGAGAAGGTAAGTTCTTCTTGATGATTGCAATCATCCTCTGTTGTGTTTTGAGTTTGCGACTGGATGCGTCGGCTTTCACTAACGTCTCCCCGTTGTTCCTTTCGATGAACCATTTGTTCAGATCCTTGAAGATGTGATCGTGAAGAAGAGGTGTGAAGTTACTATCGGTTAATCCTTTGTATCGCATAATCGGTTTGAGACCATCATACTGTGATGCACTCTTAGTAGAACCGTACAGAGATGTAGTTTCAAAGTGACAGATGTTTGCATCATACTTCTTGTTCAACAACTCACGAACCTCGTGAGTGCAACAAAGCATCGCAAGAAGTTTACCCCCAAGATAGTTATAACCAAAAGGTTGTGTAGGAACAATAATGAAACCCATAATCGCGTGACGATTGAAGATTGTCAGATCAGGAGTCTGACCCAACCATTCGTTACGTGGTTTGGAGTTGATTGTGGGTGAACCAAACCGACAGAACCCAATGATCGTATTGGTATTTTTCTCAACAATCATCCACTTCAAAGACTTACCAGGAACACTGTCTTCGATTGCGTGAGATGTGGTGATCTGCAACTTCTCATTAAACTCTTTCAACGAACGAATGTTAGAGACACGTCCACTAGTCTTCTTTAGATCTACGGCTTCGTAACACGCGATGTCCATATCCTCTGGATGCATATCATAAGCCGTAAACATACCGTGAGTGTCTTCCTCTTCATAAAACCGCGACAGAGGGCTACGATTAAGAACCCTCTCAATCTTTACATTACGAAGATACTCATCAATACGATCCATATTGGAAAAGTAATTGACGAACTTATCCGCAGCATACACTGCATCACTCTCACACAAAATCATTTGATCTCACGAACCTTATGGTTTTTGAAAAGGGTCTTTTCTCTTTCGGTTAGATTAGGGCCATACAAACGCGCATCATCAAAGGATATTTGTTTGATACGATCAAGTTTACCTTGAGTATGTCTGTCTATTGTAGGATATTTTACTATACTTTTCTTGTCAACGCAAATAAACTTCGTAAGGTCATAGTTGAAAAAGACCATCGCGAAGTTTTCTTTTCTATTCAAAAACTTTTCCTTTCTACCTAGGAAACTAACGTGAGAGTAGAACTTGGGCCAATCATCTTTCCAAGCACTCCACCTCTCAACATCAACGGTGTAGGAGAGTTGACCATCGATAAAAACACCTAGATCTACACCATAGATACCAAAAGGTTTTTTTTTAAATTTTACATCATCATCTTTATGGACTGTTGACAAAAACTTAATGAAGGTGTCAACATCACGATCATCATCAAAGGAATCAGATCGATCTTCATAGGATCCGAATTCTTTGATATCACCTTTAGTAATGTAGGTCATTTGAAATTACATTCAACCATAATCTCTGTCATCGCCGCCAAAAGGTTAATTTCTTGATCGGCAACGAAGGCAATCTGATACTGATACTTAGCAACAATGAGGACAGCAGCAGCAATAGAAGGACCTTCAAGGGTGACACAAAGAGCATCGTAAACACGCCTAAGAAGTACATTAGGATCATTATCCAAATTATTGACGACCCACTTACGTACTTCAGCGAAGTTCTTCTCTTTAAGATTTTTAATAAGATCAGTAACCTTAACATCGGTAAACTCAGCTAGAATTGCACTGTCAATTTTTCCACTGGTTGAATACCGCTGACACTCATTAAGTACACGACGATAATCTGGGAAGTGTTTATTAATAAGTTCTACAAGAACTTTCGGATCCGATTCAATATTCTCTTTGGAAAGGATGGTTTGAAGTCGTTTGAAGAACTGAGCTGCAAGTTGTTGTTTTTGTTTTCCATTGATACTGAACTCAACGACTGCACATCGGGAGTGGAGAGGTTCAATGATTTTGTTTTTGTAATTGCAGGTGAAGATGAATCTGCAATTGTTATAAAATGTCTCAATATTTGCCCGTAAGAGGAGCTGTACATCGTGGGTTGTGTTATCAGCTTCGTCAATAATGACGACTTTGTGCTTCGCGTCAGATACAGAAAGTGAGACGGTCGAAGCAAAGTTCTTGGCCTGGTTCCGTACCGTGTCAAGAAATCGTCCCTCGTCAGATCCGTTAATGACATAATAATCTACTCCTAGTTCTTCACATAAAGCTTTCGCAACAGTGGTTTTTCCACAACCTGGGGGGCCTGCAAGCATCAGGTTTGGAATCTCTTTTTTATTTAGAAACTCTACAAACGTCTTCTTATAAGCATCTGGTAAGATGCAATCTTCAATTTTACGTGGGCGATATTTTTCCACCCACAGAAATTCATTACGAGGCATCAGTATCAAACGTAGGTTGAGTCAGGTTCCAGTGCGATATAATACTTGAGATTGACGTTCTTGTTAGTAAACTCAGCAAGAAGTTTAGAAGAGATAACAACATCATAGGAACCAGGAATGATCTTGATATTCTCAACTTTGAAGTTGAAACAGAACTCATCGTCGGTCACACCAACCTCCTCAACAAAGTCGTGAGAGGTGTCGTTCTTCTTATCGTGCACAACCAATTCAACTTTACCGTTACGGCCAACCGCAGATAGATCAGAAACCTGATAGATTGCTGCAGCCTTGAGAAGTGCATCAAGTTGTTGTGTTGCAACAGTGAAACAAACATCACGTGAAGGTAGAGAAATCTCTTTATCAGGTGGTGACACAATCACATTAGGGTCTGCAAAGAAATACTTTGCACGACGAGAACCATCACGGATGGTCAAATAACTTTCACCAAAGTCAAGATCAGGTGCATTATACAGAGAGAGACCACTGAGAAACTGATTGAGATCGTAGATTGCAAACTCCCTCTCAAACTCCTCTTCAATCTCAGCTTCTGCAAGAATATTCTTCATCACAGAGATCGTCTTCAGTTTGTTACCCTCCTTGATCAGGATTGATTGGTTGATCGTGGAGAAGTTCTTCAGGATGTTAGTGGTACTATTAGAAAGTTTCATAGGTGTCTTTGCGTTCATTGTGAAGACCAGAAAAGTGGTAGAGAAGAATACAATAATGGATGGCTTTCAAAATGTCAAGTTTGGATTTACCGTTCTTTTTACCAAACCGCGACAGGTATTTGATCGCGTTAGATCTGGTGAAAGGTTCGGCGTCACCAATACTCTCAATAAGATCCAGAGTTTGAGTTTGAGACTTCTCCGATGTGTAGTGAGAATGGTAGGTACTAGTCAGATATTGTTCGATTTCTTTGAGTGTTTTGTCCTCTTCATATTTCCAGAACCCATTCGTGTTAGTGAGTTCTACTTTAAATTCATTCATGACGATAGGTTCTTTACAATCATTTGGGATGTCAGGGTACATTGAATCAAGATAATTACTAAGGGGAGTATACTCATACCCCCAC